TTGATGCTAGAGCAGAACCTATAAGTTTACAACGATCTACTTCTTCATATTCTTCATCAGGTGTTACACATCTAATAAATAAAGTTGTATTTTCAGGAATACTTAAAATACCTGTATTTATAATTGAAGAATCTGTTAAGTTTTGTTGAGACTCAAAAGTTCTTATAAATGCTTTTGTGTTTGTTCCAGCAACACCTGTAAGCAAATTATTTTCTGTTATAAAATCAAGACGATACACCTCATCGGCAACACCCCCTTGCATCTCCAAATTATTCGACCCATCACCCTTAATTTCAAACCAACGATCTCCAGAAGGAGTTCCAAAGTCAATCACAGAAACGGATGTGCTATCAAACGAAGCTGTATAACTTTCGCTTGCAATAGGTACACGTTGATCTAAGCAAACTCTAGCATCTTCACCATCGTACTTATCATCAGCAATAGGTGGTGTGCAGAATACCATAGGATACTTTTTGCGACCATTATTGTTTCGCATAGTAACCATGTCTTGTATTCTCTGACCCATTGTAAGTTGACGCAATGGTGTTTGAACATCAGCCGCATCATTAATACCAGCTTGCATAACCATAATGTTCCAAGGGAATGTATACATTCCAGAACGTGTAGCAAACCATTGGTCAGTAGCAAGTTTAGAACCACCAAAACCTTTATTTACAAGACGGATACTTTCAGGAGAAGCTTTTGCTCTAAGAGCATTTACCAATCTAAATGAAGCAAGTTCATCACCAAAATAGTCTGGGTATGGGTTACTACCTTCTTTACGATTACCTGTGTAATTATAACCCATGTCCTGTGGCTTCCAGTTACCTACAAGACTCCAAGAAATAGAGTCACCACAGTAAAGCATTTTTTTCTTGGCATCGAAATTAAAATCTGCTGTGAATTCAATACCATTTATATGTACTCCAAGATCAGGTTTTAATTGTCCTGTTTCAGCATATGGAGTAAATGTCAAAGAAACTCGAGAGCCAGGCCCGAGAATCATACCGTCAAAATTAAGTGTTGTTGTTCCATTAGAATCAACAGCCAATGAGAACTCATCTTGGTTGGAAAGTCCAATCCAATCACCAATAGCGTTCTGAGCAATCACACCAGAAATTCTACCTTTTGCATTTGAACTAAAAGTAATAGAACTAGTCATTACAGCACGACCTGGTGCTATATCAATACTTCCTAAAGCAACAGAAGAGTTTACCGCTTGTGTTGAAACAAAAGATACTATAGCATCTGTAACATTAAAAGTTCCTGAAAAAGCAGCAGAATCAAAGTTTATTGTAATCCTATCTCCATTAGAACCGCCAGCATCAACAATAGTTAATATTGTATGAATACCATTTATTTCTGCCCAGTCTCCACCTGAAACACCAGATATAGTAATTGTGTCACCAACTGTAAAAGTATTTTCAGCGTCAGAAAAAGTTGCAAAATTTATAGTAGTAGTAGAACCCGCAACAAAACCGTTACCACTAGTTGAAAACTTATAGTTGTTTACTACTTTAGCTGTACTAGTTGAAACAAAAGAACCATCAGATTCTAAAGAAACGCTGAGGTTTACAGGTCTCCCTTCGAGTTGAATTTTTTCTCTGACAGATTCTGTTGATACGTCTAATATTCTTGCCATGATTTTAGTTATCAGTTATTTGAATAGCAACGGCAACGAAAAGATTTGTACCATCCCAATAACCAAATGCTGGGCCGTTACCATCATCATCTGGTGTAAAAAACAAATATGCACCACCACTTCTCGGAGCAACCGATGTGGTAGCGTATGTTCTAATGTTTATATCTGTGGAGGGAGGTTGTGCTAACGCAAGATTTTTATTTCTGTCTGCGTCTACAATGTTATTACCTTGACTATCATAAGGTGATCTGGTAGCTTCTATTTCAATGTTAGCAATATTACCAGTAAGACTTTTACTCATGATAGGGTTTTTTTAGTTAATAGATACCTATTAAAATAATTCGAAATAAGTGTATCGGCTGAGTAATTAAAGCAGCCCATCTTTACTTCAGTTACGATATCGTTTCCTAGAATTCTACCGTAAGAAGCACTTTTATCGAGATACTGTTGTATTTCATCAACAGTTAAACTCATCTCGACTTGTACATTTTAATCTTTCCACCAGTGCAAGAAACAGCTGTAAACTTACCGTAAGTTCTAAAACCAGCAGTCATATCTGTTGGATATGCAGCACCTCCTGAAAGATTAGCGTCTGTGATAGATACACCAGCAGCATCTTCAAGAACTTCAAGTACTGTGTAGTCACCACCTGTGTTTGTAAGGGGGTTGCTTGAGTCTACAATGAAAGATGTATTTTGTCCAAATGAATTACTAAAAAAGTTAGTAATTCCTCTAACAATGTCTCTATAGTCCATAATTTTTCGTAAATAAGTACAAATATAAGAAAGGGGAGTAAAACTCCCCAATCTTAAATATAACAAAAACTATATATATGATATAATAAGTATTGTTATATAACCTTACATTGTATTAAGAAATTACAGTAAGGGCGTTGAGAACACTAGAAACGGTGTTGATTTTAATGTCAGCAACAAGACCATCGATAGCATCGTTGGTTCCATTGTTAACACCGTAAACAACAAGACTTCTAGGAGAACTTGTGTAAGTCAACCTTTCTCTTTCGTCCAAGTAGTAGTCAATGCAAAGGGCATCATAGTTAGAACCTACAGCGGCAAGCAATTCGTTATCAAACAAATATGGCTGACCAGTTCTGTAGATCTCACCGAAGTTACCTCTTGCGAACCACTCATGCTCTCTAACTTGAGCTCCAGATCCAGTACCTACAGATGCACCAGTAGACTGAGCAGTCAAGGTAGTAGAACCAAAGTTTTCAAGAGAAGTAGAGAAGTGGAACTTCTGAACTGGGAACTTACCAGCAACAGCAGTAAGGTCACGAGCAGTAAGTCTAACACCAAAGTCAGCAGTTGCAGCAGTTGCAGCATCAACATGATCACAATTCGTTACTGTGAAAGTAGCAGAATCACCTTGGAATGGAACATCTAGCTTAATAGTAGTTGCTGTTGGGAAAGATACTACTTTATAAGCAGCGTCTGTTACAGCAGCACCTGTAGTTGTTCCAAGTCTAATATGATCTCCAATAGCAACTTCAGCATCAGCATCGGTTGCAACAGTAAGAATCTTACTTCCTTTAACGGCAGTAATATTACCTGTAGATGATGTAAGAGAAACTCCTGCATTATTGATTACACGCTCAATCAAGAATCTCTCTTGATCCAACTCGTCATGAGAAGCAACAAGAGAACTACAGATACCATCAGCAATTTCAGCTTGAATTGCAGAAGCATCAGTGTAAAATTCTCCAACGAGGTTCTCATAGTTAGAGGCTGAATTAGAACCGAACTCTTGCATACGAAGGTTTGCAATGTAGTGAGTTGCGTTTACAGCGTCAATAGAACCAGAAGTTCCGTTGAATCCGATATAGTCAACTTGGTTTGTTCCAGCCGTATATGCCAAAGCTTTTGCTTTAACAATACCAGCAACAGGAATTACTTCAGTTTGCTGGAGAGTTCCATCTGCATTTTTTACAGAAAGAATAAGCTGTGTAGAAGTCGCAGCGAATGCTGAACCAGCTCCATCAGAAGCAAAGATTTCTCCTGCGGTACCGTCTGCTTTAAAAGCAGCAAGGTCAGCATCTCCAGGAGCAGAAGTTCCAGATCCAATAAGGACTTTTACGTTTGTGTTTTGGGCTTTCATCAGTTTATAGTTTTAGATGAGTTATATTGTAATTTGGTTCCAAATCGTGGATTGCCCGTAGTTTCAAGTGCAAGTTCTACTGCTATATGTAGGATTTCACGGTGGAATCCTTCAGATAACTCGCATTCCGTTTGAGCAGAAATACCATCAACGCTTGTGCCTGTTAGACCAGAAACAATAATAGGCTTTGGCTTTTTGATATAGCGGTAGTAATACTCTTGAGGATTGACTGTAGAAGCATGTACAATCTCTACAACACGATTTGTTGAAAGTTTGGAATGTTCCAAACGCCAAGCCAAGCTTTCACTAGGCTTTTTAAAGGGGTTAGAAATTAGGTAATTATAATCATCGTGAGTTACAGGAACAACAGGTATATAACCTTGGTCATAACATGTTTGATCTGAACTTACTTTAATTCTTTCGTTTAAAATAAAAAGAACATTATCTTCAATGTCAAAAAATACAGCGTTTGTACTAATACTTTGATCAGGGTCTGTAATAGGGTTTGAACTTATACCTTGCATGTATAGTTCTGATAAATCCCTGCGTCTTTTTTCAGTAGCATCTACTGCTTCTTTTGCAACATTGAATTTATAGGAATAACTATCTTTAACCAAGATTTCCTGAGCTTGAGTTAGTAATACAGACTTCTCATAGTCGTCTATTGGTGGAGCACCGTTAGACGCAATAGATTCATAAAGAATATCAAACTCGTTGGAAAACTCGGTTGTTGTCATGCTTTTCTTTTCCTAGCTGGTGCTTTCTTAACACCATCTACTTTCTGTTCAAGGTTGAATCTGAACTCCTGATTTTTAGGATCGTCGATGTACAACACAGTATCTCTAATACCATCAGAAATCTTATCACCATGTTCGGTCATATAAGCAGTACCACTCTTTTTGATAGCACCAACTCTGATTGCTTTTTGAATGAGAAGACTTGTGTGGAAACTTGGGTCATCACAGACTCTGACAAATCTTTCAAAGTCTTGCTTAATAAGTGACCTAAGTTGACGCTTCAAGAAATCATCTGTTGAGTTCTCAGCAACTCCTTTACCATATACATAAAGGATGTCTGCCATCTTAGCGTGAGAACCTTTGACTTCACCAAAGATCTCCCATGCTCTTTCTTCAATATCAGCAGCATTAGATTCTGAAAGATCCAACTGTTGCTCATCTTCAATATAGTACTTGTAAGTAGCTTTTGTGTCGATGAGTTCGTAAGATGGACAAATTTCCTTAGTGTTAGTAAGGAGAACCTTATACTTGATATAATCCATAGGATTATTTAAATCGAGAGCAACTGGGTCTTTTTGCAATTTAATTTGGAAATCATCCCAGTAGTTCTCACCTTCTCTTCCGTAAATACTCAAGTCACCATATTCAAAAGCGAGGCCAGACCTTGAGGAATCCTCAAAGAACTCTTTCTCTTCTTTTGTAAATGGATTAACATAGTTTCCATTACTATCAAGCTGTCGTAGACCATAGTCATTGAATGAGCCTCTTGCCAAAAAAGCTGCAATGTGATTAGTGTCTGGAATCATGTAAGTCGATTTTACTATCGGCTTTACAATCACTGTTTTGTTGGGTAGTTTAAAATCCGCCATTGTTTATTTAAGTTTACTCTTTAATCTTATTTAAGTGCTCTTTTTACAGCACGCTTTGCCTTTCTAATACCTCTGTTCATACCTCTAACCAATCCTCTTTCAAATCTTCCAATCGCAGAACCTGAAGACTTTTTCTTAGCTTTAGGTTTAGCTTTAGTTGCTGCTCTAGGCTTAGCTACAGGTTGAGCAGGCTTAGCTTTAGTTTGATAAGGTTTTTTACGGGCAGTTGTCTTTGTTTTAGAAGAATTCAACTTAGAGAGAAAAGCCTTACCGTCTGCTGGATTTGTATTAGAAGCAGTCGCTCCTTTTCCAGTAGTAGTTTTACTAGGTCTTGCTTTAACAGTACGCTTAGATTTAGCAGATGCGCTTTGACCTGGTTTATTAGCAAGAAGTCTTGATTTATTTTTAAAGCTTACCTGACTACTTTGTACCTTAGGCTTATCTTTTGCAGAAGAAGCAATATTTTTTTCAACCTTTTTTACAGCTTTGTTACTAGCTTTTTTTTGTTCTGCTTTCAAACCTGCAGTAACATTTGGACGAGGGGTTGTTTTAGGCGCTTTCTTCTTAAGATTAGTACCGTATGTTTTACCTCTCCAAGGAAAAGTTTTACTACCTCCAGCCAATGCTTTTTTACGAGCTGCGGCAAAAGCTTTACTAAAAGACATACTATCGTAATTTGTCTTTTTAGTTGTAGCTTTTTTAGTAGCTGGTTTCTTAGGAGCTTTTACAGGACTTTTAACATTAGCTTCTGCAGCTTTTGCATTGCTACGATTTGCATAAGTACCTTTAGCAACAGACTTCATATTCTTCATTGTAGAAGCTGTTGCTCTTTTGTTTTTAGCTTGTTTTTGCTGCTGTGCTCCTTTCAATAGTCTTTTAGCAGCTGTTGATCTTGGATTTGCCATTAGTTTAGTTTATTTTTAACACTTTTTACCTTTCTTCATACCACCATACCTCATTTTCTTACCACCATACGCCATATCTTTCTTTTTCATCTGCTTCATTGTCTCTGCCTTCATTTTACGAGGCATTGTAGAAACAGAATCCATAGCTGTTGTTGGTGGTTTTTTACGTTTTTCAAGAACTTTCCCAAACGCTTTTCTTTTATTTTCGTTAATCATAGTTTGTATCTCATACTCACTTTTAGAAGGATATTTATTCCTATAGTTTTGTCTTTCTTTTTCTCTAAAGTCTCTAAACTTTTTAAGAGGATCGTTTTTCTTTTTATTTTTTGGAGTTGGCATAATATATATATTTACAGGGAGTTAAAGGGGAGATAGTCTCCCCCTTAACTATGCTTTGTTTTAGTCTGCGAACTTAGGCTTGAGCGTTCTAGAACGTCCAGGATCCTTCATCATCACAGCACAAGTATCCATGCAATGGATTTCGTAGCCATCCTTAGGAGTAACCATAAGCTTAGGATTACCCATAGAACCTTCAGGAGAGTAAGGATCTCTAAGTCCAGGAATATATCCAAATACTCGTGGGTCTTTCTTAGAGTAAACCTTTCTCAAGTTAGGCTCACCATCAATGGTTCCGATATCCATGATGTCCATACGATAAGCTTCTGCAACACCACCAAGGAAGTGTCCGTTGTTAGGTGCAAGCTGCTTATTGCGAACAGGATCAGAATAGAATGGATCAACTTCAAGTGTTACTTTGATGTTGTTAGGTGCCAAGTACTGAGTGTACTGGAATCCGAACTCTCTAGAGTTAGAGTGAAGTACGGAGCTAACAGAACGCTGAGCATCCATGTCATGAAGTGCAGTCCATCCAGAAGCTTCAGTTTGAATAGCTCTGTGGAAAAGTACAGCACCTCTTTCACCTGTACGAATAACAAAGTGACGGTTGTCCATTGGGAGCTTGTTATCAGAAAGCTCGAGGAGTACGTTGGTGAGGTAGTCAGTGGTAAGCTTACCATAACGAGATACACCAGATACTTCCATTTGCTCTCTAATACCAGGTCCAGCTTCGATAACGTGTCCAGACTTACCAACAGAGGTATAGTTACCATTGGCGTCCCTTGTAGAACGTCCGTAGTAAAGCATTCTGGATGTGTCCATCTCAACTTGACGCATGAACTCGAAGTCCAACCAGTCAGTCCAAACATTGAATTCGTTCTTCTGTCCGTCGTCTCCAACTGAAACCATAGCACCAGCAAGTCTTTCTCTGATCATATTGCCAGGAATAGTTTCTTGCCATCTCTGCTGTGAGAAGTTAGATCTGAACTCAACAGGAGTAGTGAACGCAGGGCTAGCACCCTTAGTAGACAATGTAGACTCAACTGGAGAGTATTCACGGCTGAATCTCTTACCAGCAACAAACTCGTCACCAGGAACACCTGAAACGAAAATGTCTGCACCGTAAGGCTCAACTACATATACCCAGTTAGTTCCTTCTGCATAAGGCTCTTGCTTGATACGAACGGGATAAGCATCGTCGTGTCCAACAATTACACTTACATCAGAGAACCACTTTTCTCCAAATACAAGTTCGAACTCAGTACCGTTGGCACCAACACCAGTGTCAGTAGCAGCAACAGGAGAACCCTGATAACGAGCTTCTACCAAAGGAATGTTACGGTCAGAAGAACCGATAAGCTTCCAAGTGAAGTCGTCAGCAGTTTCAAGATACAACGCGGGGATTTGATCCAACATGTTGTTAAGAGTAGCTCCGTAAGCTTGGAAAAGCATACGAGAGATAATATTAGAAGCGAGTTGAGGCTTCTTTTCATAAATGGCACCGAGGTGGTTTTTGGTAGTAATACCACTCCACGCTTTGGCGTCATTTGTTTGTAGGAATGAAATTTTCATTATTTAATATTTGGGTTTTCCATAATTTTGTCAAGAATCGATGTTCCTGAATTGAAAGATAATGGGGCTTGATACGTTTCGCCTCCGTTGTTAAGCTTGGCTTCAAATTCTGAGACAGCTTTAGATTTACTGGTTTTAACCAGCTTTGAGAAGTCCTTGAAACCCTTTGTCAATGTATAAACATAATGAAGTCTATGTTCAAACTCAACAGGATTATCAATGCGATCTTTCATCATTTGATTAACAGGCTGTCCTTGAACCTCACCGACAACTTTAGTCATAGATTCATAAACCTTATCAGCAGTTTTTTTATTAAAACTAATGCCAGGGATGATTTCTTCTTCCTTGTAAACTTTGTCTTTTAGCTTTTTCAGTTCTGCTTCTTGTTGCTTCTTAGCCGCTTCTTGTTGTTTTTCTTGGTCGGCTATTTCGTTCGCAATTCTCTGCTTCTGAAATTTGACTTGATCATCTTTGGCTTCAACCGCATCTTCCACATCTCTCCCAAGATCAAACGAATCTTGAGTCAATCGGTCAGCTTTATCTTCTGAAAATCCTTTAGCGAGGTATGAATCTTTAATCAAACTTCTTCGAAGCTTAGGGTCAGATTCGATTTGTTCATTTGTAATGTTTGCAATCGTCTGTACCGTGCTTTGAGATTTAAGAAACTCCTCTACTGGGATTCCATTTTCAAAAGCTTTGAGTGCTTGTTTCTGGTCGTCAGAGAGATGAGCTAACTCATTCTCTTTAATAGTTGTTTGAATCAGATCTACAAGATCATTTGTTGATTCAATTTTTTTGTTTTCGTCCAAGGAAACAACCCCCTCATCGGCAAGAAGGTTGGCAAAGGCGGATAAAGCAGCGTTAGAGGGGGCTTCCTTAGAGGACTCTTCAGGAGGTTGAGTACTTTCTGTAGGAGCCACCGTAGCTACGCTCTCTTCCGCTGCAGCTTCCGTAGAAGTTTCTGCTGGCGGATCACTAGGTGTCTCTGATGGATTAAAATCACCATCTTCGACCAATGATTTCATATCAAGGTCTAAGTTATCGTCCATGGTGTAAAATTATGATTTATTTTCAGATTACTTTTCAGGCGTAATAGCCATTTTCTTTTCCTCAAGCTTCAGTTTATCAGCGTGATGCTTATCTTTTTGTTTAAGAGTTTCATCAAATTGTCGCTTCTGTTCTTCAAGCTTGTCATAGAAATCACCAAGTTCTGAAACATTATTTTGTTTTAAAGCAAGTTTAGTTTCATTATCTCTAATGTTCATTCTTTCTTTAGCAGCAATTTCTTTATCAACAGCTTGTTGTTGTGATTGCATTTGTTGTTGTGCCATCTGCTGTTGATTTTCCATCTGCCTTTCTTGCTGTGCTTGTGCTTGTCTCTCTGCGTTTTCTATGACGCGTCTCTTCTCAGACATAGAATCTGATGTAAGAAGCTTGGTTAAAACATCGAGAGAAACTTTATTGGACTGGAATGCAAGCTTAGCCATCTCTCTGTATGTAGCGTCAAGCTCTGCAGATTTAGCTGAAGATTGAATATGTACGTCAAACTCTGCTTCGAGTCCCTTACCTTCGATCTTAAACATCTCTACTGAACCATCATCCAATACATGCTGGAGTAGCTTTTCTTTTCCTCTAAATACTTTTTTACAAGTTTCAAGGAATATCTGTAATACTCTTTCACGGACATTTTCATGCTTGTGAAAGTAATATTCAGTAACATGTGAAGACTGTGCTACAGAACGCTCAACTCCACCAACAGTTTCTCTTGTATCGATTTGTCCGAGACGTTGGTCAGATACACCAATGATCTCAGTCATTTCTCTTTTAATAAACTGCAATATGCCAATATGTTCCTGAATATACTGTGAATTCTGTAAGTCAATATAACTATGTCCAGCGTGTCCTAGATTACCCGCAAGCTTTCCTGTGGCTGGTCCTACCTTACCTTCTTTAAAACTGTCTTTGACAGCAATATTCATAGAAGACAAATAGTGCATCCAAGTAGCCATATCCCAACCATCTGGAATCATGCTGAGGTCTAACTCTAGAATTCTACCTTGGTTTTTAGCAGACATCTTATTGAGTCTGTCCATATAGATATCATACAAGTATTGATATGGCCTTGTGCGCTCCATCATAGAAACAGCCGTATACGAGTTAGTTGCATAAGTCGAACCTACAATACCAGGATGACAATACGATGGATTTGATAGTTTGTTATACTGAATAGGTCTAGGTCTCATTCTAATATAAATATCTGAGCCTACACGCGTACCTTCTAACCACTCGTTGATCCACATAGAACGAGCTGTTTCACCTTTATCTTTGTCGGGTGAATAGTTATCGGGGAATATATCTTCTTGTGGTGCACCAAACTCATCAAAGTACTTGACAAGCTTAACCTTTCTAAAAGACCTCCAGAAGGCTCTCAGGACGCGTATGTTGCCGTTTTGATCGTACGGAAGGGTCTTATACCCTTGAGACCCCATACGCATCGTATAATCGTTTACATCGCTTGGTGTGGTGCTACCAATGTTTCTGTCAATAATAAGATTGTACTGAGCACTCTCGTCTACGAATGGGTCACTACCACCACCGTTGTTGAATCCTCTTTCGAGCTTTTCAACTTCTTCTTGTGTCAGGTCTTCGTAGAAATAGTCAATGATTTTACCAGGTGACCAGTACTCATCAACATAA